ACCTAACGCTACGGAGGTTGTAATGCGCTTTGATGCTGACGTCAAGCGGTTCGTGCTCAAGTTTCTGGCACGGCTCGATTCACCTATGTCCCTGAGGGTTAAACTCCTTATAGATGCCGGTGAATGGGATGAACTGACCAGACTTTCGGTCGATCCCTCCGCGTACATGGATTCACCCTGGGGAGCCTTCCGCTACTTCTGCGACGCGCAAGCGGTCGCATTGGTGAAGAAGATCCCTGGGCTACCCACCAGCTTTAAGCTGGACGAGGTGGCGCGTGATACATTTTGGGAGTGCGAGAAACAATGCACAATGAGCAACGTAGTACTGTTGAGGCATGTCGACCATCCCGTCTTAGAGACGGCAGTCGAACAAGCCGCAGATGCTATGTTTTCCAGGGCACGCCGTTGGATAGCGCGTGTCCTTGGGAAGCTCCCGACCGTCCTTGATGGACGGTTCGGTCCCGGCGCAACATACGAGTCCGCAGAGTGGTGCCGCAAGAACATCGTGGCCTACGACAAACTCTGCAACATCCCGCGATGCACTCCTCTTGCTAAAAGCTTCGAAGACCACCTTGTGTGGCAAACGGGGCTCCGGCACGCTTGGGAGGCTGTCGCGGTAGACAGATTTATACCCACAGTCCCTGGTAACCGATTCACATCGGTCGCCAAGGATTCCTCTAAGAACCGAGGAATATGTATTGAACCCGGATTAAACATTTGGGCTCAACTGGCTGTTGGGGGCGCCATCCGGCGCAGTCTGAAGGTCGTTGGTATTGATCTCGATCATAACCAAACCCTGCACAGGCAGCTCGCCTGCGCAGCGTCCTTGAGCGGGCGCTTCGTGACTATAGATCTATCGAACGCGAGCGACACAATTTGTACTGCTTTAGTCCGGTTGCTTCTGCCGGACGAGTGGCATGAATTGCTGGATTCATTGCGTAGCCACAAAACGCGGGTCACGATAAAACGTGGAAAGCGTATGGTGAAGAAGTGGGTCCTACTCCAGAAGTTCTCCTCCATGGGGAATGGTTTCACTTTCGAGCTAGAGACGCTTATCTTCTCTGCCCTTGCTCACGCATGCGGTGGAGAGGTAGGTGTTGACTCCTATGTGTACGGTGATGACATCATTGTGCCGCAGGAGATTGCTCGGGATGTGATCGCCATTTTGCGTTACGCGGGGTTTACTCCGAATAAGCGCAAAACTTTCGTGACGACGGCTTTCCGTGAATCTTGCGGGGGAGATTTCCTATCGGGCTTTAACGTACGCCCGTATTTCCTTAAGGAGATTCCCAATGAACCTGATCAGTGGATCGCAGTGGCTAACGGTGTGTGGAGCATATCCTCTCGAGGACTTGCCCCGGACCGTTTTACAGCTGTGCGACTTGCTGCAATGGATCATCTGCCTAGCCACATCCGTCGGAATAGAGGGCCTACGGCCCTTGGTGACGTGATTTTACACGATCACCCTGCGCGCTGGACTTCGAAGCTGAAGTTTCAGCAACGCTGGTTCCGATGCTGGGTCCCAGTCCCGTCTCTGGTCAGACTAGAGCGGTTCAACTGGGAAGTTGCAATGACCGCGGCAGTTTTAGGACTGCCGTCCGGTGGTTTGTCACCTAGGGATAGCGTGACCGGTCATCGGGTTCGACACCTACGGTATAGCTAGTAGGTGAGCGAGGGCTGAAA